TATGGTTCAAGAGGGGAAACAGGATATGGAATATTTATCTGGTATTTATTCATCTATGCAGGGGAACACTCAACAACAGCATGAAACATTTCGTGGTATGTTGGCTATGGATGAATATGGTACTCGAAGAGTAAAGCAGTGGATGAAGCATAGTATAGAACCAGCTCTTAGGCAAACTGGTAGAGTAATAATGCAATTTTGTCAAGCAACATATTCTGCTAATAAGAGATTTAGAATTATACAACCAAGTGCTTTGCAGGAAGATAGAGAACAGGAAGTTAACATTCCAATTTACAATGATATGGGTAAGGCAATTGGCAAATCTATGGATTTACAATCTATGAAAGCAGATATTACTGTTGTTGCTGGTTCTACTCTACCTGTAAATAGATGGGCTTACTTAGCAGAATTGAAAGAATTATTGAAATTTGGTGTCATTGATGATATAGCGGTATTAGCTGAAACAGATGTAAGAAATAAAGAACAAATTGCTAAGAGAAAATCTATGTTATCTCAACTTCAAGGGCAACTACAACAAGTTCAAGAAGCTCTTAAGGATAAAGATGGTACTATTGAGACTCTTGAAAGACAACTTGTACAAGCTGGAATTAAGGGTAAAGTCATGCAAGCTGAAATGGAAATCACCAAACAGAAGGAACAAGTTAAGGGAGGGCTAAATAAGCAGTTTGTCCAAACTGAAGGTGAACAAAAACTTTTAAGGAGCACTATGCAGAATGAAGCTGCTACTAAAAGCAAGGAAATTGATATGGCTGTAGATATGGTAAAAAATGATTTGCAAAATAAAAAAGAACAATAGTAAATTAATTTAACTTAAAAAGGGTAAATATATGTCAGATAATAACTCTAACATCGACAACTCTGATTTGGGTAATACAGATGTGATTGAACAACAATCTCCTGCTAGTGTCCAAAACGACTCCGATGTTAATGAATTTTTTAATGCACTCGATAAAGAAGTTAACGATATTGCTTACGAAGACGTAAACAATCAAACCGAACAGGCAACCCAACAAGTACAAGCTGACCCTCAAGTGGTAACTCAGCAACAGCAAGTTGGCTCCGATGATAATACGGTTCAGTCAAGCGGTAACACAGACTGGAAAAAGCGTTATCAGGATAGTAGTAGGGAAGCACAAAAGTTAAACGAGCAGTATAAGCAAGTTGAACCTTTTATCCCTATACTAGACACAATGAAGAATGATAGTGGTCTTGTAGACCATGTTCGTGATTATTTGGAAAATGGTGGAGCACCCGCTAAATCTGTACAAGAGCAACTCGGATTAGATGAAGATTTTATCTATGATGAACAGGAAGCGATGACTGACCCAGAATCTGATTCTGCTAAAGTTAGAGAAGCGCAAACTGGAGCTATTGTAAATAGAAGGATTCAGCAGGTTCTTGATAATGAAAGACAAGTTGCAGAAAAAGCAAGAGCAGCCCAATCTAGAAAAGAAGAAGAAGTGGCATTTATGCAAAAACATAATATGACACAAGAAAACTTTGACTCTATGGTTGAAAGGGCGAAACAACACACTTTATCTTTAGACGATATTAATTACGTGTTGAATCGTGACCAAAATGCTGCTAATGTTCGCAACTCTACTCAACAAGAAATGTTAAGCCAGATGAAAAATGTCCGAAATATGCCTACTAGCCAAAGTAACCAGAATAATATGGGAGATACTCAAACGAGTGAAGAACAAATGTTCGATTCTATATTCGGTTCTGGTGAAAATGATTCTTCAGGCTTGTTCGGATAAACATATAGAGAATTTCTACTCTTAGCCAAGAGTATTTAATTGTTGTTTTTCCGATTTAATTAACTAATTGCCTTCGGGCAAGGAGAAATAACATTATGGCTGATTATGATAAGATTGTCCAACCAGCAGGAACGGGCAATCCGCACACAATAGATGCGCCAACTCAGGCGCAACCTTGGGGTACTGATAACTTTGAGGTAGGTAACGAAAATCAACGCTCGGGCAGAACGTCACCTGACCTGGGGGACCTTCAAAGACGATACGACTTCGGAAACACCTACACAAAACTCAGTTTCCAACGAGACCCCTTCCAACACCTCCTCTTAGCAGGAAAGAAAAAGAAGTTTGTCTCAGATAGTAAGTTTGAATACGCTATTAAACGAGCAACTAACACCTATAAGCGATATGCATATGTTGCTGCTATGGATATAAATGCTGCGTCTATCGCAGATGTAACATTAACATCTTCTGAGGCAACTTGGACAGATGCTGCTTATACTCATTTGTTAGCTAACGCAGGTGGTCTTAATAATGCTTACGATGATGCACAGTTATCTACTGCTGCTGATTCTACATTTGCAGTTCTTATGATGGGTGATTACAAGATACATGGTAATCTTTCAAATAAGATTAATGTTGATGGGACATCTAAGACGTATGCATTAGGAGACACATTAACTAAACCTAACTGGTTTTTACCTAATCAAGTTGTCAAGATTCCAACTGGGACTTCTGCTAAAGTAGTTCAAGATTATGTACTTGCTAGAATTATAGAAACAGCCGATTGTGTTGTTAATGGTTCTGGTGCTGACCAAATTGCACAAGGGACATTCCTTTTGTGTAAGTGTATCAAAGCAGTTTCTGGTGGTGTTAATGATTATGTAACATCATTGGTTAGCAATACAGTAATGCTTGATGTGGCACATGGTACAGGCTCGGATTCTATAGCTGAAAAGTTAGAACCTAAACGTACATACATCGCTGGTTCAGCATACAAGGAATTGAGTGGATATGGCTCAACTTGGAAAGCTCAACCTTTCTCAACCGATTATGGCTATACTCAGATTTTCAAAAATACTGCGATGATGAGTGGTCGTGCGATGGCAACAGCTCTGAAATTCGGGGAAAATCCTTGGAAGAATGAGTGGGCTGAAAAAATGGCTGAAATCAATTGGGATATTGCCCAAGCTGGTTATTTTGGTCAACAATTCATTGATGATGATGGAATTACATACACAGAAGGTCTTGTGAATTTTGTCCTCAATAATGGTAACACATTTGCCCTAGATACAGCTACTAAAACTCTTGATTCTTTCTTAGATGATATGAGTGCATTACATGACCCTCGCTTTGCGCTTGCGTCTAAAGTATCTCCAGTGTTCTATGTTGGAACTGCTGTGTGGAATTGGTTAGCTAAACTTGGTGGTTTTGCTAAGAATAACTTGGAAACAAGTCCTAATTACTCAATGCAATTTAGTGGTCGTGGAAAGATGGCTGGTGTAAGTTATCGCCAATTTGATGTTGATGGTTCTTCAATCCGTGTCGTCAGAGACATTCACCTTGATGGAACTAATGTCAAGATGATTGGTGCTAACATGCAGGCTTGTAATACAGTTGCTCTAAAAGCAAATGGAATCAATCGTGACATGGCTGTGTATCCAGGTGTCAAGACAATCAAAAACTCTGGTGAAGACTATAGGGTTGACCTAATTCAAGCTGATGTTGGCTTTGAGTTTACAGCCCCTGAGACTCACGCAGTATGGCTGTAGGAGTAAATCATGGCTAAATATTGGTTTGCAAAGCATCCAGACGGAAAACTACTACAAGGCTCTGTTGCATGGGACGCTGCTTCCATTGCTGATGGAGACGAAGAGGCTAAAGACGTTACTATCACTGGTGCTGCTTTAGGCGACTTCGTTCTTGCTAGTTTTAGCATTGATGTTGAGGACTTATGTCTAAGCGCAGCTGTAACGGCTGCTGATACTATCACTTTTGTATTATCTAATAATACAGGTGGTCCTATTGACTTAGATGCTGCAACTTCTTATGCTTTAGTTATTCCTAAGGCAGATTACTCAAGCTAAACAAATTTGCCTCCTCGGGAAACTGGGGAGGCATTTTTTAAAAGGACTTGTTATGACACTAAAACAAATGGTGGAAATGGTGCAACAGCATCATCCCAAACTTGGTGAGACTCAAATAACAATTTGGCTTAATCAAGCGCAAAAAGAAATTTCAGATAGAACTAACTATGGAGTTACAGAAACATCTACTTTTAATACTGTTTCTGGTACAAAATATTATGATATAAATGACCTCTCTGGGGTAACTTTGAATGAAGATGTTGTATCTTTTACAAAGGTTAGTTATGATGGAGAAGAGATACAATTTGTTAGAAACCCAGAACATATAGAAGGTTATTAATGGCTGATTCAACTAATTCTAGAAAATATTGGTGGCTTAAGGGAGAAGAAATTGGAATTGGTTATTTAGCAACTGATACTAATGACAATACTTCTCTAACAGCAGTAGATGAAGTTAAAGAAGTAAGTATTGTTTACGAAGAAGAACTCCCAGACCTATCATCCCTTTCTGATGTCCCTTCTCTTCCTACAAGATTTCATTTAACTATTGTATCTAAAGCTATACAAAAAGGTTTTGAGGTTAATCCAGACCCAAATTTTTTACAAGTAGCTCAATATTGGGCAATGGATTTTGAATTGGGTTTAAAAAGAATACAGGAATTTAAAAATAAGGCATATACAAAGGTTGTTAAAATAGTAAGAGCTAATAGCCCGTATGCAATTAGGTAATAATTAGGATAACAAATGCCAGTACTATCAAGTGTAAAAGCAAAAGTTGAAGCTCTTATAGGGCAAATAGGCAGTGATGATACTACTATTGTTTCAGAGTGGGCATCAGATACAGCTAGGGAAGTAATAAATATTTTACCAGAAGATATGCTTTGGAGTGTATCAACTGAATTATCTGATTCTGCTGGAGGGGCTGGAGCAACTATTTCAATAACTCTTACTCTTGGAGTTATTACTGGTGCTACGGTAACGGCTCCTGGGAGTGGTTATTTAGATGACCCAGTAGTAAGTATAACTGGGGGTGCTGGTGTAGGAGGCTCTTTAAGGGCTTTTTCTGATGGAGACGCAATTATTGCTGTTGACGTTTTAACTGGTGGGACTGGTTATGACGGGACTGAGGTTGTAAGTGTTTCTTCGTCTAATGGAGTAGATGTTAGTACATCAAAGTTTTTATATGCTCACAAAAATGGTTATGAAGCTATTGAGATTTCCCCAGCTATGAAAGGAAGAGCATCCGATTCTGGTTCAATATATAAGGCAACAGACGGAAATCCTGTGTATTTTAGGGAAGGGGGGAAAGTCACTTTACTTCCTAGTGGTGGCAAAGTTGCTGTTGTTTCTTTTCCATCAATACTTTACGATGATGCAGATGTCACTGGTGTCCCAGATGACGTAAAGCATCTTGTTATTATGGGGACGGCAGTTAAGGGAAGACTAAATCAATTAAATGATTTGAGACAAGGAATGGTGAATATAGTTAATCCTACTTATGAAATTCCTACTTTTGTATTAGACTCAAAACCC